CCCATTTAAACCAGATGATGAATAAAATACAAAGATATAATAAAGAAGATGGTGAATTAAGTAAAAGTGGTAGAACCATCGTTCGTACATCAAAGAGTGGTAGAAAGTATTATCATAATCCTAATTCATACTCAGAACTAAAAAGAAAGAAAAGAGAACTTGCAAAAAAAGAAGGTAAAGAAATAAGAGGTGAGTATGATGGACAAAGAAGTACCATATATTGTGCTGATAAGAAGAACGAAGCATATTTGAGATACTTCCAAAAGAAATCAGAGATTAGACATGAATATCCAAATTGGGTTCACATGCATAAAGAAGAGTGGAGAGAGTATTTTAGAAGAGTTCTACATCTAATGGAAACTGATGAGGATTATCTACAATATAAATTAGAAACCAAAACTCTTGCAGAAAGAACCGAAGATGAGTGGTGGGAAGAAAAAAATGAAAAAGATAGAAACTACAATGGTTCAGGAGAAGAATATAGATAGAGAGAGATGAGAGATAAGAAAGATATATTGCAAAGGTTATTCGAAGTTTATGTTATAGTTGTCCTACTATGGGTAATCTTTGCTTTATCTTTTGATGTAGCAATGATACTATTACACTTCTTCAACCCCGAATTACAAATACAACTCTTAAAACAAATTAGATGAAACCATTAATCATTTTACGATTTCCCAAATTATTAAACGATTCTATACAACAAAAGACAATCTCTGATTATCTTAAACAACATCCGGCATCGGAAGATTATCATTTTCTAATCATAGTAGATGCAATGTGGGATGGACCGGTAGATTTCCAATATTTCAATGAATCATCATACCAATCAAACATACACTAACAATGCCTTACTCTTATCATTTCGGTAAACCAGATGTAGTAGAATACATCACAAAGAATTATTCACAATCACAAAACATTTTAGATGTAGGACCAGGTGTTGGTACTTATTCAGATTTACTAAGACCATATGGTTATAATATGGATGCATTAGAAATCTATGATGGATATGTTCTTGCGTATGACTTAAAAAACAAATACAAAGAAGTATATGTAGACTCAATAGTAAACTTTGATTCATCCCCATATGATTTAGTTATCTTAGGAGATGTATTAGAACACCTAACAATAGAAGATGCACATTCCGTATTAGAGAAATGTAAGAATGTAATAGTTGCAGTACCTTACAACTGTCCACAATCAAAGGTAGATTTTTGGGATAAGGGTTATCATTTAGTAAATCCGTATGAAGAACATCTACAAGCAGATTTAACTCCTAAGATAATGTTGAATAGATATCCTACATTAGATTTACTATGGTCTAATCATCTATATGGGTATTACATCAATATATAATTATATTTTTATATCTGTATATATTTCATCAACTACAAATCTTAAACGCCGGTGTTATTATTGAAAATTACAAAGAAAAACAATTATGGCATTCGTTAAAGGACAAAGTGGAAACCCAAAGGGTAAACCGAAAGGTTCAGTAAATAAATCCACTGCAGAGATTAAGGAGATTATCACACGAGTTGTAGGTAATCAATTAGATATGTTAGAAGATGACCTTAAGAAGATAAGGAAAGAATCACCTGCACGTGCAGCAGAGATTTATATGAAGATGGTAGATTATGTTCTACCTAAACAATCAAAGATAGAATTAGAAGGTGAGTTGAATCATAGAGTGGAGAAAGTAGTTATAGAAATCAAAAAGACTAATGATAGTAAACATTCAGACAACAATTAGTTTTGAACACATACAAGAATCAGAGCAAAGAGTAGTTCAATGCATTGGTGGTACTCGTAGTGGAAAAAGTTATGGTATAACCCAATGGTTGATAGTGCAAGGGATAGAATCTAAAAAGGATATCTCTATTGTGCGTAAAACTATTCCATCCCTTAAAAGAACTAACATAAAGGATTTTAAAGAGATTATGTTAGAGTTGGGTATATGGAAAGAAGACAATTGGAACTCTACTGAAAGAGTATATCGTTATGAGAATGGCACTAATTTCACATTTGTAAACACCGATGATGCAGATAAACTAAGAGGTTTCAAATCCGATATCCTTTGGTTAGATGAAGCATCAGAGATAGATGAACAATCTTATTTCCAATTATCAATTAGAACATCAGGTAAGATAATCTTATCATATAACCCAACAGTATCTCCGTACCATTGGTTGAGGACTATGACGGATTGTGATAGATTTGTAACCACCTATAAAGATAATCCCTTCTTGCCCGCTGAAATGATTAAGTCCATAGAGGATTTACAATCTAAGAACCCTAAACTTTGGAGTATCTATGGTAAAGGTGAGTTCACAGCAAATGATAAAGCAATTTACCAATTCCGTATCATAGAAGATTTCGATGAAACACAAACACAATTCGTAGGATTTGGTTTAGACTGGGGTTACTCACAAGACCCTACTGCAGTTGTTGCAGTGTATAAAGATAACAATAATCAATTGTATGTAGAAGAAGTTCTATACGAAAGAGGATTGGTAATGAAGGATATTGCAGATAGATTAAACAAATTCGGTATAGATAAGAGTTATGAGATATGGTGTGATAGTTCAGAACCACGTTCAGTAGAAGAACTATATAGACATGGGTTTAATGCAAAGGCAGTTAAGAAAGGACCTGATAGTATTAAGTTCGGTATATCAGTATTACAAAACTGGAAGATAAACGTTCTACGTTCATCACAAAACCTAATCAATGAAATGTATGGGTATCAGTATAGTACCGATAAACATGGTTATACTACTGATGTGCCAGAAGAAGGATTGGACCACTTAATGGATGCACTCCGTTATGTTGCACTGATGAAACTAACACAAAAGGCAGAAAAGAAAGGAACATACGCACTCTCAATAGGGGGAGTTCGTTATTAGTAATATAACAATAGAAGAACAAATGGCAAAACCACCGAATGAATTTTGGAGCGAAGAAGAACTTAAAGATTTAATCTTATTTGCACAACAGGTAAGATTAGAGAATGAAGAACTCAAAGCAAAGATAATAGCAATGGATGCGTATGTAAGAAACGCTGATGCAAAGAATAAACAACTATCACTCACTATACATCAGTTAATGAGTAATTCAAATAGATTCAATTAAAATAATATGAACAAACAAATAACACTAACCATCCCTACTGATTGGAATGGAATATCTCTAAAGAAGTATCTTGCACTACAAAAGGAATTAACGAACTATGCAGATGATGAAGATGCATTGGTTGCTATTATGTTACAAACCTTATGTGGATTAGATGCAAAGTATCTATCCTCTCTTGCGGTAAACGATTACATAATGTTAAGAACTGAATTAGGACAATTCATCAGTAGAGTAGAACATGAATTAGTTCCCATAGTAGAATGGAAAGGTGTGAAGTATGGTTTCGAACCAAACTTATCTCAAATGACATATGGTGCGTATTTGGATATCAGTAAATACGATTCACTTGCAATAGATGATAATTGGGCAAAGATAATGAATATTCTTTATCGTCCTATTATAGACCAAAAGGGTGAGATGTATTCTACCAAACCATACACAGCAGATATAGATAATACCAAAGAGATAGAACAATGGGGTATGGATGTTCACTTCGGAGCCCTCTTTTTTTTTCTTCATTTGTCAACGGACTTGGTAACTTCTATCCCGAATTATTTGAAGGAGCTGGACAATCATCCCAATACCAAGCAAATTTTGCAAAAAAGTGGGGAAGTTACCAAACAATTATTGAACTCGCAGGGGGTGACATTACAAAGTTTAACGAAGTAACTGGATATCCCTTAGAGATGTGTTTATTGTATCTTGCGTATAAATCTGATAAAGCAGTAGTAGATAATCTAATCCATAGAGAGAATTTAAAAAGACAACAGGCATAAGTATAATTGAGGAATTCGTTGTTATTACACTAAAACAAATTCATCTAATGGGTAAATGGTCAAATTCTCGTAACGGAAACCTTCGTTTCTCTGTCAATAGAGAGAACCAAAGTGGTATTTATATAGGTCCTACTTTGGGTTTATCCTCTCCAAAGAACAGCAGAAGAGGTTGTTTATGTCTTCACGAGGACATATATGATGTTAAGTGTTGTAAAGGACACTTAATGGAACAAGGTATCGGTGTAATCGAATCACCTACAAGAACAATTGGTGGTGGATTCTCTGATGGTTATAGTGGTGGATTTGAGACAGTATTAGATTAAAACTTACAAATAAGATTCATATGTCAGAATTAAGTAAACAGGCGTTGAAGGTTGATAACAACCAATCGTTCCCTAACAATAATGCAGGAGCAATCACTCCAGCAATCTTACGTGCATTTAACGAAGATATGATTGATTCAACAGTCAATCAAACAACCTACACAGCAGATTCTGCTAGTTGGGATGCATCTATCGATACATTAACTACATTCAGTGCATCACAACACACTTTAAATCAAACTCTTGCAACTACTGGAAGTAATACATTTAATGGTAATCAAACCATAAATGGAACTTTAAGTGTAGATACACTTGATATTACAAGTGGTACTACCTTTACTATTAATGCTGATTTAGATGTTAGTGGTAGTTTAGTTGCAGATTTACCTGCAGGATACATTTGGTTAGGTGGTGTAGATGGTAGAGCACAATCAGTACCATCTTCTTCTATTGTAGCAGGAGGTTCAACTGATATCTCTGCATTAAACCAATTTACTGCATCACAAGAAACAAAGAACGCAACTCTTGCAACTTATACTGGTTCTAATGATACAAAGTGGAATACAATAGGTTCACAAAGTGGAAGTTGGGTAACTGAATCAGAGACAGGAAGTTTTGCAAGAACTGATATAACAAACACATTTACACAAACACAAATTATACAAGGTGATTTAAATATCACTGGTACCATCAACGCAACTACTATTCACACAATTACGGAATCTGCATCGGTGATTTACTCATCAGGTTCGAACGTATTTGGTGATGATGGGTTAGATACACAAACACTTAATGGTGCAACAACTATCAATGGTGATGCAAGATTAAATGGTACTACTCATCAAATTACAGGTAGTCTTATACAAACAGGTGGTAATGTAACTATCACAGGTAGTATATTACAAAGTTCAGGTAATGCAACATTTACTGGAAGTATTTTAAGTAGAGGTAATAATACCTTTATCGGTAACCAAACTATTACTGGTACATCAAAACAAACATTTAATGAGCCAGGTGATAATCAAGAAGTACAAGTAGTAAAGGTAAATGGATTTACTGATTCTAACGGATACTCTTTACAAAATAACACATTTGGTTGGTATCACTATAATAGTGAAGGACACGAAGGATTTGCATCACAGTTATATACTGGAGATTATGCATATGGTTCAGCATTCTTCCACGACCCAGAGAAGTGGGAGTATATCCTATTCCCATCAGGTGCAGCATATGATACAAACAAATTTGGTTTATATGATGTAGGTGGAACAAAAACAAAGTTCATAGTATTAGCAGATAATATTGAATTGACTGGTAGTGTAGCATTAACTCCAGCATCAGTTTCTACTAACGCAAACTATCCTTTAACATTCGTAAGTGGTACTACAATATCAAAAGATTCAGTAGATACTTTACTATATAATCCATCTACAAATCAATTATTGGTAAGTGGAACAACCGGTAACTCAAACATTTCACCTAACGCAATCCAATTCACATCAGGTAGTGGTGCGTATGGAACTTATGCTTCAACTGTAAGTAAAAATGGTTTTGTAAGTTCAGTAGAAGGTAGTGGTTATATCGCAATACAAGGTAACCCATCTAAAACAGGTGCACCTTCATTAACAACATCTACTAAACCTGCGTTACTTGCATTGAGTAGTTCTGGTCAACCTTATCCTGTAATTGAATTACAACCATCTGCATCATTTACTGATGGTAGAGCAACATTCAAAAGAAGATTAGTTGCAGAACAAAATGTTGAAATCACAGGTAGTTTAACTGCAAGTGGTAGTGCAACTATTACAGGTCAATTAAAGGCTACATTCGACCAACCTGCAAACAATGCTCAAATAGATAATCTAAAAGTTAATAGTTGGTCTGATAAATACGGATACACAATTGCTAACTCTACATTAGGATGGCAGAGATACGAAGGAACAGTTGAAGGTTGGGTACAAGAATTATACACAGGTGATTATGCGTATGGTTCATCAGTAAGACACGAACCTTCACAAATGACTTGGGAAATTTACCCATCAGGTTCTGCGTATGATAGTAACTTAGTTGTATTCAAAGATAATGGTAACACAACAACTACATTTAGAGTTTTAGCAGATAATACTGAAATTACAGGTAGTAGTACGTTTAAAGGTAGTGTATTCACATCAGGTAGTGTAAGAGGTAATGTAGTACCACAAAGTATTACATCAGCAACTGCATCATTTGATTTTAGTACATCTAATTTCTTTGAATTAAATCTATTAGATGGAACTAACACAAGAGTAGAAGCAACAAATGTTGGACCAGGACAAACAATAAACGTATTGGTAACCCAAGCACCTTTAACTGGTGGTGGAACAATAACATTTAGTGATGCATTCAAATTCCCAGCAGTTTCACCTTATACAGCATCTGCAGACCCTGCAACAAAAGATATACTTACATTTGTAACATTTGCAGATACAAGTTCAATCTATTCAGTAGCAGTTAAAAATATGATATAATATGAGATTTACACCATTTGCATTTCAAGGTTCAAGCGGAGTTCTAGCAGAATACCTAATCGTAGGAGGAGGTGGTTCTGGTGGTGATGGTTTAGCTGGAGGTGGAGGTGGAGGAGGTGCCGGTGGTTATGTAACTGGTTCACTTCTTTTAGATACACTTACAACATGGCCAGTAACTATTGGTAGTGGTGGTGTATTCGTTCCAACACAAGTAACTGGTTCAAATGGACAAACATCTTCTTTATTCGGTATTTCCGCTAAAGGTGGTGGAGGTGGAGGTGGTTCATGGGCAACCTATAATGGTTCAACATATGACCAAATTGTGAAAGATGGTGCATGGTTTGAAACTGGAAGTGTAAGTTCAGGTGGAGGTGGTGCTGGTTCAGTACAATCTGGTAATCAAGGAAGTTATTTTGGATATGGAACATCACCAGAAGGAACTAATGGTGGTAACTCATCTTTATATGCTCCTCGTTATGGAGGAGGTGGAGGTGGTGGAGCCGCAGTGACAGGTTCTGCTCCAATAGTAGTTGGTGGTAATACGACAGTAGGTGGTAATGGTGGAGATGGTAAGATGTGGTTAGATGGAAACTACTACGCAGGTGGTGGTGGAGGAGCAGGTGGTAATGCATCTGCTAACGCTTCAGAAGATAGTGGTAGTGGTGGTTTAGGTGGAGGAGGTAATGGTGCCAAAGGTGGAACATCAGCATCACCAACACCAGGTTCAGCAGGAACACCAAACACCGGAGGTGGTGGAGGTGGAGCATTTGGAGATTTTGACCCAACACCAACATCAGGAGGACCAGGAGCAGGTGGTAGTGGTGTAGTAAAGATTAGATATGAAGCAGGAATACCTCTTGCAACAGGTGGAACTATAACGAGTGGAAGTGGGTATATTTACCACACATTCACTGCATCAGGAGATTTTACATTTACTAATTAGTGAAAAAACTAATTAGTTATTTAACTAAATAATAAGAAAAATAACTATTTTTTAAATCCGCTGTGTTATTACAGCTATAAAAAGAAAACAAACAGATATGAACTCAAAAACAGTCTTACAAAAAATAATGACATTACTTTCTGCAGAAAAGGAAGTTAATTTCACTTACGCTAGATTGGCAGATGGAACAATTGTTGAATCTCCAACGTTTGATGTGAATGAATCATTAGAAGTAGTTTCAGAAGATGGAACTAAAACAAAAGCTCCTAACGGATGGCACGAATTAGAATTGAAAGATGAAGAAGGAAACGAAACTTACATCAAAGTATATTCAGAAGATGGTGTTATCAAAGAAAGAGAAAACGTTGAATTAGCAGATGCTGAAACAAAGAAGGTAGAAGATACTCCAGAAGCAGGTAATACTGATAAGGAAAATGTAATGCCAGATGTTCCAGGTCAAATCGAATCAGGTACAATCAAAGCAGCTGAAGTTGATGAAGTTTCAGAAGATATGCCAGAAACTGATGGTAAACCATTAGAAGAGGTAGAAGAAGAAACTGAAATGGCTAAGATTGAAAAGATGGCTTATAGAATTGCTGAATTAGAAAAGAAGATTGCTAAAATGGAAGAAGCAATCGTTCCTCCTGTAAATTCAGAAGTAACAGAAGAAGTTGCTGGTATTAAGATGTCAGAAGTTGAAGAAGAAGAGTTACCAAAATTAGATGGTGCACCAATCGATTCAGTTAAGATGTCTACTATCGAACAAAACAATAAAAACTTTGGTAAGAAAGTTGTGAACTCACAATCTAATTTCTTATCTAAATTATACAAATAAAAATATTTTTAAACCCAAAAGGAAAAAAGAAATGAAAAAAAATCAAAATTTCGCATTGCCTACAATTACTTCTACCTACGCAGGTGAAGCAGCTTCTGGTTATATAGCAGCAGCGTTGTTATCGGCAAACACTTTGGATAAGAAATTGGTAACAATATTACCGAATGTCAAATACAAAAGTGTAATTCAAAAATTAGACGTTTCTGGAATCGTACAAGATGCTTCTTGTGATTTCGTAACATCAGGTTCAGTAGCTATCTCTGAGCAAGTATTGACTCCAAAAGAGTTACAAGTAAACTTACAATTATGTAAGCAAGAATTCGTAGATTCATGGGAAGCTTTACAATTAGGTTACTCAGCATTTGATACTATCCCAGCATCATTCAACGATTTCTTAGTATCTTACGTTGGTGGTAAAGTTGCTGAAGCAACTGAAACTGCTATCTGGCAAGGAACTAACACAAATGGTTCTTTCGAAGGTTTCCAAACATTATTATCTGCTTCAATCGCAGCAGGTGGTGGTACAGCAGTAGTTGCAGCTAAAGATTCTGCAGGTGCAATCGCTTCTGGTTCTATCACATCTACAAACGTAATCGCTAAATTAGACGGTATCGTATCATCTATTCCAGATGCAGTATATGGTAAAGAAGATTTAGTTATCTATGTAGGTACAGGTGTAGCTAAAGCATACCAACAAGCAACAGCAGGACAAACTTCTGCAACATCTTACGGTGCTAATGGTTACCAAAACCAATTCACTATCGGTGAAAAACCATACAACTTCAATGGTATTGATTTAGTGCTTTGCCCAGGTTTAGGTGCTAACAAAATCGTTGCAGCTCAAAAATCTAACTTATTCTTCGGTACTGGTTTATTATCAGATGCGAATGAGGTTAGAGTATTGGATATGGCGAACTTAGACGGTTCACAAAACTACCGCATTATCATGAGATACACAGCGGGTGTTCAGTTCGGTATCGGTCAAGACATCGTTTACTACGGAGCATACTAATAAACTTTATAAAAGGGTGGGTTCACTACCCACCTTTTTTTTTAACTAACACAATAAACGGGAAAATATTATGGCATTAACAGGTCTAAATTGTCAGTTATCTGCAGGACGTAATGAAGTATGTAAGGAGTCCGTTGGAGGTATACAAGGTGTTTATTTTATTAACTACTCAACAGGGTCATTTAGTAAAACAAACAACGAAGTAACTGCTATTCCATCAGGTTCTACTTTGTACTATTACGAACTTAAAGGAACTTCTGCATACACAGAGACAGTTAATTCATCAAGAGAAAATGGTACAACATTCTTTTCACAAGAGTTGACATTGAACTTGAAGAAATTGACAAATGAAATGACTACCCAATTAAAGTTGATGGCTTATGGCCGTCCTCAAATCATCGTATGGACACAAAATGGTGATGCGTTATTGTTAGGTGAGAAAGAAGGATGTGATGTTACCGCAGGTACGATTCAAACAGGAGGAAGTTTAGGAGACCTTTATGGTTATTCAGTAACTTTGACTGGACAAGAAAAATTACCAGCAGCATTTATCTCTGGCTCAACTACCTCAAACGCTTTAGGTGGTTTAACACAAAACTTCTCTGTTGTATATGGTTCTAACTAATATATAGCATAACGAATAAATAAGGTGGGATAGATTCCCACCTTTTTTTATGCCCTAACTATTTCTGGATAAAGCGATGTTATTATATAGAAAAGACTAAGATAATGCTACCATACTATATATCACAATCCAATTCTTACACGTTTAGAACCGAAAATACGGGTTCTGCGTATAATGAGTTCACTATGAGTTTAACTGATATGATGGGGTTAAATACCTTCACAGGAAGTATGACTGATACTGAATTCTCATCTTATGAAAACATTCTAGCATTTACAGCATCTATTAGTGGTGCGTATGTAGGTTCTGAATATAGAATGAGAATGTATAATGGTGATTCCGTAATTTGGAATGGTTCTATACAAGTATTCGCATCACAATCAGAGGATAAAACAGTATATGAGAATAAGAATACACAATACGTCTCAAATACATCCGAAAACAAATATGTAATATACGAATAATATGAAACAACAACAAAACTTTGCAATTGTAAATGTAAATAATAATCAATTACCGGTTATTAATGAGGATACAAAGACTCGTTATACGTGGGTGCCTTTTGGTGTTTATGGTGGAGATGATTTCTTTGATGCAGTAACTGCTGCATGGAACGTATCCACAACTAACGCTGCAGCAATCGAAGGTATTGCCGATTTAATCTACGGAAAGGGGTTATATTCTAAGAATGAGGTGTTTAATGAACAATTACAAAGAATCATACCACAAGAGGAAACAAAGCGTGTAGCATTCGATTTAAAACTATATGGTAACGCTGCATATCAAGTATATTGGAATGATGACCACACAAAAGTAATCAAACTATATCATGTTCCGATTCAAACAATCAGAGCAGAGAAGATTTACAACAATCCTCGTATTGAAAACTATTACTATTGTACTGATTGGCATGACCAAAGAAAAGTAAAAGATAAAAAGAAGATTCCTGCGTTTGGTACATCAAATGAGAAGATGGAGTTAATCTACATTAAGAACTATTGTCCAGGATTATACTACTACTCTTTACCAGATTGGGTATCTGCATTACAATTATCAATAAGTGAAGGTGAGATTTCAAATCTACACTTTAACAATATAACAAATGGTTTCTTACCAGCAGTAATGATTAACTTCAACAATGGAGTTCCTGCACCTGAAGAAAGACAAACCATTGAAGATTTAGTTCAGGCTAAGTTTACTGGTACTGATAATGCTGGTAGATTTATGTTATCATTCAATGATGACCCTGCTAATAAACCTACATTAGATGTAATTGATATCTCTAACTTACATGAAAAGTATCAATACGTTGCAGAATATATTCAAGATAGAATCCTTGTTGCACATAGAGTGACATCTCCTTTGTTATTCGGTATTAGAACGGCTAATAATGGTTTCAGTTCACAAAGTGAGGAGATGAAAACGGCCTTCTCTATTATGCAAACAATGACTATCTCTCCATTCCAAAACTTAATCTTAAATGCATTAGATATGGTATTGAATGATGGTGGATATTCTGAAACTGATTTATACTTCGAACAATTAACTCCATTAGTAATTCTTTCTACAACAGCAGAAGAAACTGGTAAGAGTATCGAACAAGTAGAAGATGAAACTAATAAGGCAATGGAAAATCCAGCAACTACCGAAGATGGTGAAGACCAAACAATCAATGATGCACCAGTAGAAACATCGGAAGAGAAATATGTAAGAAGTTCACAACCATTTTTTAAACAAAATTACGAATAAACAAACACTATGGCATACGCATTATTTATCACAAGAAATGACATCATCAAAAACTCTCCACTACAAGGAGCGTTAGATGCTGATGCTCTATTACCATTCGTTCGTACAGCACAAGACAAGTATTTAAAGAACTTATTAGGAACTGTCTTATTCTTTTATCTTCAAGATAGAATTATAGACAATACTGTCGGTTCATTGAGCTCTTATTATCAAGACCTATTAGATGATTATATTAAGAACGCTTTGATATGGTACGCTTGTGTTGAATATATCCCTTTTAGCAGTGTCCAATTCAAATCTAATGGTAGTGTTAAACAAGTATCAGAACAAGGAACAGCACCATCTAAAAGTGAAATAGATTACCTTTTAAGTAAGGCATTGAACAACGCAGATTATTATGCACTACGTTTACAAAATTATTTAATTGCATATTCAAACCAAATCCCTCAATATTTGGAGACAGTTGGAAATCAGACTCAAATTTATCCTGACCAATCTAACCAATACTTTGGAGGTATTCAACTATAATAACTTATGGCAGCAATAGTACATAATTCAGGTGTAAACTACACGTTGTATTACAACACCATCAATTTCTTTAAAACGATTATGAATAACCACCCATCTATTGAGGTTGTTACTCATGGTAATATTAGTGATTTTGATACAAGAGAGTATCCTGCATATCCGATTGCGAACGTAAACATTTTAACTGCTGATTTTGGTGAGAACGTTACAAACTATTCAATAGTTTTAACAATCGCTGATAAGATTAAAAATCTTAACGATGAATCAGATGATAGAACAAACGCTCAAACGATTCCCTTCAAAGGAGTAGATGACACAGTAGATATTCACGCGAATACTCTAGCAATCTTAAACGATTTAACATCATACGTTCAGAGGGGGGTGGACGGGTTCGAAATAAATGAACTCATAACCTGTACCAAATTTGAAGACCAGTTCAATAATGGTCTCGCAGGTTGGACAGCAGAGTTCACACTTACTACTCACAACGACCGCGATCGCTGTCTTTTTTTTTTAATAAGACCTGAGCAGGTAAGTGAGTATAGAATATCGGCTTGTTTGAGTGGTATGGAATACTACGCTACCTTCGCAAGTGAGGTAACACCAGGACAAGTAATGAGTACGGTCAAAACACCGGGAGCTCCACTTACTTATCCTAACTTAATTTGTTATACAATAGAGCAAGAGGTTGATGTACCTGAAAGTGAGATTGATTATTCAAATCTTCCAGTCTTAGCATTACCTGTAGCAAACTATGGAACGTGTGAAGAATGTGAATTATGGATAAATCCAAAAGTGTGGGGAACTACACCAGCAACGTGGGGAAGTTCTCCATACGCAGATTTTAGAACATGGGCAACAACATAAAATAAAAAATAGAATATGGGTAATTTAAGTAATCTCTTTATATCGGCATCATTTCAATCCCTTTTACATTTGGGTAATGATAGTGTTATATCATCTTCATTAGTAGGAATACAAGATGGATTTGGTAATTCAGTTGGTATTGCAGTAAACTCTGCAGGAGATTTATCAATAAGTGGTAGTTTAACTTCATCTCTTCAACAAGGGTATGTATGGGTAGGTAATGCAAGTGGTAAAACAACAACTGTCCCTACATCTTCATTCGGTGGAGGTGGTGGTAGTGATTTAACTTCACTAAACGCATTTACAGCATCACAACAAATCTTAAATGCTAAAACAGCATATACTGGTTCTAATACCTTTAATGGTAATCAGATAGTAAATGGAGCAGTTACTGCATCTACTGCAATGATTGCTGGATTACATTATCCATCTGCAGATAATGGTGCGGAATCATTTATTCAAACTGATGGTGCAGGTAATCTATCTTTACAATATGTGAAGACAATGTATCAAAACATTCGTAATAGAGAAAGTGTAACGATACAAAAAGGAACTCCATTATTCGCATCAGGTTCAACTGGTGATAATGTGGATGTTTATATAGCAGATGCAGGTAATCCAAACAGAATGCCAGCAACCCTAATTGCTGGTGATACATCAATCGCTGCAGGTGCAACTGGTAAAGGTATTATATTTGGTCATATAGAAGGTGTAGATACAAATGCATACCCTGCAGGAACAGAAGTTTATGTAGGTGTAGGTGGTGGATGGACTGCAACAAGACCAACTGGTAGTACAACTCCAATACAACCATTAGGAGTTGTGACAAGACAAGGTAATAATGGTATGGGTATTGTTATGACCGAAACACCATACGATTTACCAAACTTACAAACAGGTTATGCTTGGGTAGGTAATGGTTCTAATCAACCCGTTGCAGTAGCAACATCTTCATTTAGTGGAGGTGGTACAACTATCAATACCGGTAGTTTCGCAACGACAGGTTCAAACGTATTCGTAGGTGAACAATATATCAACGGAGGTAGACATCTTCAAATACAACGTTCAGCAACTGGTGCTAATCAATACCTACGTTTAGGACCAACTGATAATGAAAACAACTTTGCATTCATCGTAACTGGTAGTGATACTAATCCTGGACAACAAGTTTGGGGTATCAACATCGGTGGTAGTACATGGGCAAACTCATTCGATGCAGGTGTTGCGTTTAACTCTTATGTTTCTGCATCTAATGGTCTACAAATTGGTAGAGGTACTGATGATGGTATCGGTAAAGTTGGTTTAAATATCTCTCGTTTAAGTGGACAGACAGGTATTCAAATCAATCAAACAGGTGTTGGTGCTAGTTGGTTCGTTGGTACAAGAGAAAACAATAATGGTAATCTAATCATTTCATCTTCAGCAAACGATAGATATATTGAATTTGCAAGTTCATCTGGTTGGATGGAAGTATATGCTAACCAAACTAACTTTAATCAAGGTGTTTCATTTAGAGGTTTAGTAAATGCAAGAAATATTCAAACTGATTTAGGTAATGGATATGTTGCACAATTTGATTCTATTTCAGGTAGTAATGCAAATATAACAGGTGTAATGAACTTAACTCCAAACAATCCTTTACCAGCAGGTAAGATAGGAGATTTGGCAGTGAGTGGTTCTAACCTTTACTTCTATAATGGAAGTTGGACATTAGTAATATAATTAAACAAATATACAAATATGGAATTAGTAAAATTAACAAATGGTGAAAGAGAAATAGAAGTACCTTTACACATTGCAGTAAAATTAGAACAACAAGGTTGGACAAGAATTTAATATGGCTAGTTTAGATAACGCAGTTAAAAAAACCCCTACTTTAGCACAAGTAGCAAACCTTATTAAAAGGAAGGCAGTTGCGCTTGCACCAAAGAAAACTGGTAATCTAAAAAATAAATTAGACACATACAACCGACCTGCGGGGATGGTGAAACGAACAATGAATGGAAAGAATAGTGTTTCTGTTTCATTTACTATTGACGTTTCACCTCCTGGAGCAGAATATGGAAAGTTTTGGAATGACCCTAATGTATCTGATTCAGTTCGTAAAGGTAAAACTCCAAATGTTCCTAAAAGTATCAACTTTGCTGATAAGGCATTAGAAGACCCAGAAGTAAAAATGATGATTGATAAAGTTATATCAGATGTAACTAATGAAATCGTTAATTACTTAACGGATGAAGTGAAGAAATTGTAGCCTTCCACCATTTTTTGAAAATATGTGGTTATTATAGTTATACTAGAATAAAAACATATGTCATTATCAATAACACAAACTCCGGCATTAGTTTCCCTTGCACAATCTCCAATCATTTTCACAGTAGCTGAGAGTGTTGGTGTATATGAATCATCTTCATTTCAGTATGTAGGTGAATTATACTATTGGACAGGTTCACTAACTGATTCGGCATCAGTACCACAATATACAATTAACAAATATCCCAACTCACAAAACGTTGGTATTTTTGATTTGAATAGAATTATCAATTCTACTCTAACACAATACTCTCAAGCAGTATCATCATCAGTTGTATATTTTGCAGTAGATTTTTACTGGCAATTCCAAAACTCATCATATCAATTTGAGACAGGTTCTCACATACGCTCATCTACTTACAAAGCATTAGATGGATATGGTATATTTCAAGAACCAATTGGTCAGGCGGTATATGAGAAAACTCCACATTGGCCTTTGATGACAGATGGGCCGGTATCACAATCTGCATTCACTACTAACTATGGTGAGATGGGTGTATATGTTGGTGATGCAGGAACTGATGTTGCTGATAGAGTTTTTTACACAAGTGCAACTCAAAATGCACAAATTTCTTTAACTGGAACATCTTCTACTACTGGACAAATAGTTAGAATACCGATAGGACCTGCAGAAAGCGGGTTTCCTTTGAGTGGAAGTATTGATTCGTATAAAGTTCAGGCGGGAAACTCAATCTCTTATCTTGGAACTCCTATTACGTTTGACGTAGTATGTACTGAAAAGTATCCAAACATTAGAATTAAGTGGAAGAATAGATACGGACAATTTGATTATATGAACTTTAACATGGTCAATCGTCAATCATTCTCAACTGAAAGAAAAACTTACCAACCACAATTAGGTAGTTGGGAAGGTTCATCTCTTTCTTATCAGAACTATGATTCTGCTAATCTTGCGTATATCGTAGATTCTAAACAAGCAATTTCGGTAAATACAAACTGGTTAACAGAAGATTACAACGAAATCCTAAAACAATTATTAGTAAGTGATGAGATTTATTGGGTTCAGAATGAATCAACTGATTCAGTAATGCCAATTACAATCACTACACAAAATATAGTATTTAAAACAGGTGTTG